TTAAAAACCCTAGCTTTAGTGGAATAGCAGCATCTGCGCATTATCTTACGATAGACGAACAAGAAACTAAAAGACGCGATGAGTTAGCAGAAAAGATACAGTCAGAACTAGACGAAATACAACGAGACATAGACAACAGCACGCTCAACAAATTTTTATCCAATCTACAAAGCAGAATATTTAGTAACCTATCCAGAGACATTAGCGACATGCTTTTCTCAGAAGATGGTGGTACTGGCGGAACAATAGAACTAGAAGGAAATCAAATTAGTTTTTCCAATGACGGTGAGTACATAACACTCACTGTTATAGATGAAAATGGCACCATTACAGAAATTGTTATTCCTATTGGGATATTTGGGGTATGCACCGCAGATTGTGGAGTTTAATACTCCTGGTAATAATGGTAGGTTGTGCTTCTTTTGCACCGCCTAGATCAGAGGATTGTCGGCTTGTAGGTATTATTTGCCCAGAAGAAGCCAGAGTTGAAAGAGTTACATTGCAAAAGCTATTAGATCTACCTCCTCCTAAACAAAAAGCTGTTATAGCAGTGTATCAATTTAAAGATCTAACAGGTCAGCGTAAACCTTCAAATAAAATGGCGTTGTTTAGTACCGCAGTTACTCAAGGAGCCGAAAACTATTTAATACAGGCTTTTCAAAGCGCGGGTAATGGAGAATGGTTTACTCTTGTAGAGCGAGGTGGGCTTAATAACCTTACAAAAGAACGACAATTAATTAAAAGCACCCGACAAACGTACGACGGAGAAAAGGGCAATACTTTAAAACCTATCTTATTTGCGGGTATAATCATAGAAGGAGGCATTGTTTCGTATGAGTCAGATATTAAGACAGGAGGAAATGGTGCGCGATATTTGGGTATTGGTAATACAAACCAATACCGACAGGATGATGTGACGGTAGCTATGCGAGCTGTATTAGTTCAAACAGGTGAAATCATGTTAAACACGACAGTTAGTAAAACTATACTAAGTGCAGGAGTTAGTAGAGATGTTTTTAGATTCACAGAACTAGGTACGGAGTTAGTAGAAATAGAAACAGGATATACGCAAACAGAAGCCACAGGCTATGCAACGAGAGCAGCTATCGAGACGGCAGTTTATTCGTTAGTTCAAGAAGGTCTTGAAAAACAACTATGGGATTTTGATTATTCGCAGATACGCGAGGAGGTAAAATGAAAAATCTAATAAAAATATTGTTGGTAGGTTTTGTAGCTAATATAGCAGCAGGGAACAACGACATATATCTGACGCAATCAGGTGGAGGTGCTTTTACACTGACCATTGACCAAATTGGATCAACAAACAAAGTAGGTACTTCGGCAGCTAGAGTTACTATGGCAGGTTCTTCAATAACAGCAGATTTAAAGCAACAAGGTGCTACTAACACCTTAGCTGCTGCGATTGCTCAAGCTAATAGTTCTTCGTGGACTATGTACCAAATAGGTGATTCTAATACCAGTACATTAACAGCAGGTGGTAGTGGTTCGGTAGCTTCATCAGATTTTGACTACAATGCAACTGGTAATAGCAACATACTTACTTGGTTACAAGGCAGTTCTAGTGCAGCCACAGGTGGTAACTTTGATGCAGCCTTAACAGGTAACAGCAACGACCTAAACATCAGAAGTGAAGTAATTGGTGCAATCAACAACTGGGATATTGATGGTAACTCAAATGATATAGATGTTACTCAAATAGGAACTGACGATAAAGCCATTACATTTACGCTAGTAGGTGACAGCAATAATGTAGATATTGACCAAACAACCGCAGCATCAGGTGTAACAGATACAATCAGTTTGGTAGCTAATTCAACGAGTGGAACTATTAATTTAGACCAATGCTCAAGTGGCTGTTAATAGCTTTATTATCTAGTTCTCTTTATGCAGAGATAGGAGAAATATCAGAACTGCAAGGTAACGGAGAAATTTTAAGACTGTCAGAGGGGAACAAGCTACTGGCTGAATTAGCTTTGGGCATCCTCAGTAATGACGATGTGCGAACGGGTAATGGTCGTATGGCTCTTACTTTCCTAGACGATTCAGTTCTTAAACTAACTGAACATTCTAAAATTATAGTGGATGAGTACATTTACGACCCCAATCCTTCTAAATCAAAACTGTCTTTACGAATGGCCAGTGGCACAGCCAGGTTTATAACAGGCAAACTGGGTAAAATTAACAAAGAAAACATATCTATACAGACTCCTTCGGCAAACATTGCAATTCGCGGAACAGACTTCACCACAACGGTAGATGAAATAGGCCGTAGCCTTATCATTCTATTGCCCAATGAAGATGGGACAAGTTCAGGGGAAATAACAGTACAAACCGCAGCAGGGACAGAAGTCCTTAATAAACCTTTTCAAGCAACTATGGTATCGGTATCAGAAGCTCCTCCTACCAAACCCGTTACATTAATTAATATGACGTTAGGTTTTATTAACAACCTTCTTATAATAAACCCACCAGAACAAGTAGAAAAAGCGGTAGAAGAACAAAGCACTAAGAGTACCAACGTTTTAGACGTGGACTTCTTAGAAGAAAACTTTGATGAAGATTTAGAAGAAGAAGATGAATTAGAAATAGATAGATTGTCCATTGATTTGTTGTCTGTAGATTTTTTATTGGATTTATTAGCTTTTATAGAAGGCGAAAACGAAACGTCTAAAATAGGTGACGTAACCTTAGAGGGTATAATTGCTGGTTATGATGCCAAAGCGCAGACGTATTCTTTTGTAGAAGGAGAGATGCTTACGTTTTTTAGAAGTGTAGAAAATACAATAGACTTACAGATACCTAAGATAAGTGCTTACAATATAACAATATTGTCAGGTGGTAAGTTAATAGATATAACAGTAAACGGAGGGGGAGATGGCACAATTATTATCAATCAAGAAGACTAAATATTTATTAATCACTCTTCTTAGCTTGCCTTTAGTTGCGGGCAACAATGCTATTACTGTAGAACACAAAGGTTCTTCATCTGTTATTAACATTAAGCAAGTAGGCTACACCAACAACGCTACAGTCTATTGTGGCTTATCTAACGGTGTCTATTCTACTCACACTTGCACCCGAGCTGTTATAAACTTAAACACAACAGGTCATGGCAACACTACCAAGGCTTATTCGCAGTGGTCTAATCATGAAGACAACGTATTTACAATCACACAAAATGGCGATAACAATTTAGGCTACTTAGATTTAGACAAGAATGACAACGTGGGTATCATAAATCAAAACGGTAACTCCAATACTGGCATAGTATTAATGGCAGGAGATGATAACGCTTACACAATAAGTCAAACAGGCAACGGCAAGTACGCAAAGATATACAGCTTTGGAGATGACTCTGACGCTACAATTACACAATCAGGAACAGGTGCACATAATGCCTACGTCTATAATTATAATTACGCTGATAACAACTCTAGCACCATAACGCAGTCTGGCAGTGGAGCGCATGATGCAGATATTTGGTGGTATTCAGACGCTGATGATGGCGTAGCAGCTATAACACAATCGGGTTCAGGAGATCATACGGCTAGGCTTAATTTTTACACAGACGATTACAACGTAGGGGTTACGCAATCAGGAGCTAACGATAAATCATTTACGGCTACTTATAATTGTGTGAGCAGTTGCACTAAGACAGTTACAATAACTCAGTATGACTAAATATTTAACACCATTTTTTTTATTGGTTTTTTTAGGTCTTCCTCTTGTTTATCAAATTACACCTTTAGAGATATTAAAATTAAAAACTTTTGATGCGTTAATTCCAGAACAAAAACCTTCAGGATATTTTACTGTACTTAACATTACAGAAGATGATATAACTAGAGAGGGCGGTTATCCGTTACCTAGACAAAGGCTCGCTAAAATACAAGCGCAAATTATAAATAGAGGGGCAATAGGATCAGGTTGGACAATCGCCTTTCCTCAGGCAGATCGATTTGGAGGAGATAAAGAGTTTGCAAAAGCACTTTCATACGGTTCTTCTGTTCTAGCAATGTTTGAAAATGACAATGGATCTTATCCACCTACAACTGGAACTGTTATTTTAGGAGAAGACCAGGGGGGTATCAATGCATCAGGTGTTATACAAAATATAGACATACTGAAACAAAACGCCAGCCAAGGTATAGCCGTAGCCAGACCTGAAATAGATTCTCTTATCAGAAGATTGCCATTATTATTAAGAACTCCTGACGGATGGGTCCCTGCATTTGGAACTGAAGTGTTAAAAGTTTTAGCAGGCGCTGATACTTACGTTATAAAAACAAATGATAATGGCCTAGAAGAAATACGAGTAAAAGGCTTGCCAGTAGTACCAGTAGATTCTCTGGGTCGTAAGTGGATAAGTTTCGTGAATACTCCACAAACGGATTTAAAAGAAATGAACGTTAAAGACAAATTTGTTTTTATTGGATTTACTGCCAAAGGAATTATGCCTCAATTGGCAACTCCAATTGGATTTTTAGAGCCTCACAAAATACAAGCAGCTTTAGCAGAGTCAATTTTGATTGAAAATAGTCCTTATGTTCCCGATTATGCAATTGCTGTAGAAATTTTAATTTTTCTCATTTTTGTCTCTCTTACGTGGACAGCATTGAACGTTTTTGGAGTAACTAATGGCATCTTAACAGGGGTAGGAATAATAACCTTAACGGGCGTTTACGGAGCTTATACGATCAATCAAGGCATTTTAATTGATGTTTCTTGGACTTTAATATCAGAATTCGTAACTGGGACCGTTGCGTTCTATTTAAACTACCGAGAGCAGTATAAATTGCGTCAACAGATCAAAAAACAATTTGAACATTATCTAGATCCTCGCCAAATTAAAAAATTACAAGACAATCCTGAGTTATTAAAATTAGGAGGAGATAAAAGATACGCAACATTTTTATTTACAGACGTAAGAGGTTTTACATCGATGTCTGAACAGCTTGATCCTCAAGATGTGACTTACATAATGAACAAAGCATTGACCGCACAACAGACAGCAGTTCAAAAACACGAAGGAATGGTGGATAAATACATTGGCGATGCAATGATGGCTATATTTAATGCACCACTGGATTTAGATTTACATGAAAATAAAGCTTTGGACTGCGCAAGAGACATTCAATTAAATATGGTCATTTTAAATGAAGAACTTGAAGAAAAAGGACTGCCTAAAATAGCAATAGGAATTGGTGTAAATACAGGATATGCAGTAATAGGTAACATGGGAAGTGACTCTAGATTTGACTTTACGGCTATTGGAGATGCAGTAAATATTGCAGCCAGACTTGAATCAGGAACTAAAGAAGCTGGAGTGGATGTGTTAATTGGTTACAACACTGCCATAAAGACTGATTATAAGTTAGAATTATTACAACCTTTAAAGGTAAAAGGCAAGGATAAACCGTTGGAAGTGTATACATGGGATTTAAGTTAAGTTTAATATTAGGAGGCTTACTGTTAGTAAGCGTTGCAGGATCACTGTACTACATTGATTACCTGCAAGACCAAATATCCACACTTAAAGGAAATCAAATAGTTTTAGAGACTGAAATAGAAAAACAGAATGAATCTATTAAGAACTATTTAGAGCAACAAAAGAATCAACAAACACAGTTAAATCAGCTTGAAGCTGATAAACAAGAAGCAATGAAAGACGTTAATAGATTACGTAAAACTTTTGCCAATCACGATCTTGATGAATTGGCTTTAGCTAAACCAGGTCTTTTGCAAAGCAAAGTAAACAAAGCATCAAATAGAGTAATGGCAACGTTAGAAAAAATAAGCAATCCAAATCAATTTAATGAAACACCTAGTAATAATTAGTCTTAGTGTATTAATGGCCAGTTGCTCTTTAATGCAAGGGGTTAAACCTGTAGAGGTCAGAAGCATCGCAGAGCGCGCACCTCTCTATCATCCGCCATTACCTTATCCCATGAGCCTGTCTAAAGTAGATTGGGAAATAATTACACCAGAGTTAATGCAAGAATATTTGGATTTAGTAGAAAAAGGTGATGCACCAAGAAAAGCTTATTACGCACTTTCCAGTAAAGAATATGAAAACTTGAGCATGGATATGGCTGAAATAACTCGTTACACTAAAGACATACTTTCTATAATCAAATATTACAGAGAGTTAGACAAACCACAGGAGAAAAAAGATGAGTGACGCACCAGAGGCTTTTGTTTAT